ATTCTTGTTGAGAAGCTCTTTTACTGCCTCTTCAACAAACCGAAACCCCTCAAGACGGCCCATCAGGAACTTGTACTGCTCCATATCCCGTATCCCACCGCTCAAAATCGACTCATGCGTCTCTCTTTGAAGACGACGAACGGAAGATAGAACGGTTTCTGCAAATTCAAGCATGGATTACTCCAATGAAGCAGACAGTTTAGGCCCCTGTCCGAAGGGTGTACTCACATTATGCATGAAATTACGCGATTTTTACCTTGTTGAATGCATCTTTTCGATAAACGTACGTAACACCGGATGGGTTTTTACCACTTGGGGGTGCTTTTGGCACATTTTTCTTTGTTTTCTGTGCCATTTTTGGCATTACTTTGGGTTTATTGCGCATTGTTGGCTCCTTGGTTTGCCATTTTGGCTGCATCTGCCTGCATCTTTTGGGCAGTCAGCATTAATTTAGCTTGACTTTCCTGTTGATCGGCTTGTTCCTTTTGTTGAGAAAGCTGCAACTTAGCTTGATCCACACCCAGTTTGGCCTGATCATTCTTTGCAGATTGTTCCAGCTCTTGCTTCTTCAACGCAATCAATGGATCTTCCTGATTGCCTGTCAATTTCTCTTGCAACTGCTTGACCTCTTGGAAGCCTTGGGCAACCTTTGTAGCAATCATTGCCTCGCGCTGCAATGAAGATACTGCCCCTTCGGGGTCGGTGCCATATTGCTTGAATAATTCGGCTTCCGTATCTTCTTCCGCTTTTAAACGGATGTGATCAAAGATGTGCTTTTGCAAATTTACAGCAACATTGGGCATACTTTGCATCATGGGTGACATACCAAACAGAATGTGCGTCATGATGTGTGCATCGTGTTGCTGGCCAGCAAATGCTTTGAGGGGAGAACCGTCCAATGCTTGACCGTTTTCGCTTGCTGGATCTTTTGGTCTATCCACATTCTGTGTATTCAAGATCTGATCGATATCACGCACACCAATTGCTTGATACATACGACGATATGCCTCGTACATGTTGTGCATCTGTGGTGCGCTTTGTGCCAATTGCAACTGGGTCTGCGCCATAGTAATGCGCTGGGCAACAGAAAAAATGTTGGGGTCCGAAACAGGCAACACATCGATGCGGTCATCAAAGTCTGACCGTTTTATGGTTCGACTCTCACCGGGAACATCGTATGGATACTCATCGGGTAAGTATTCAGCAAAGCCCTTGGCGAGCAGTTGAAACTCCAGCTTTTGACTGTAGTGCAACCGCTTGTGGATGGCCGACATGACGGTGCTGCCTTTTTCAAGCAACGCAATCGTCGTTCCCACAGCAGCATTTTGATTGCTGTCACCAACTTGCATATCTGAAATGCTGGCCATGCGTTGGCCAGCCGATACGCAAAATCCAAGCAATGCCATAAGCGTTTGGCTAGGCTCTTTGTACGGTAGTGGCAACAAAGATGATTGCAGCTCCATGCCGCCCGCATCCATATCCCGCCATTCACCCGGCTGGATTGGCACGTCATCGTTCATGATCCGTGCGCCCTTGGCCTTAAAGCCCGCTGGCAGATTCACCAACGTACCAGCGTCAAGTAGTTGTTGCAGCGCCGCAGTGGCGGTCTTGGACAAGTTACCAACCAAGTGCAAGAAGCCAAGGCCATAGGCTCCGGGTCCTTGTACAAGGCGGTAGTGGATGTAGTACTGTCTGCGTCTAAAGAGCTTATCTCCCTCTTTCCAGTTGCGACGGATACCGACGACATCGCCAGTATTCTCGTCCAACGTGATTATGTAAGGCAACGCAATACCGGTAACTTCGCCTTCTTCATCCTTGTGCTCAAAGCCTTCCAAGTCGTAATCCAACTGGAACTCAAGCAAACTGATCTCTTCTTCCTCGGCATTGGGTGACATGCCCATGGCCTTGTCGACAGCCTTTTTGATTGTGCTCTGGCCATTGTCATTCAAGGACTGTGGCTGGGCTTCATCTAAATACTGACCACGGACAACTGCTTTCTTGTAGTCGTTGGTGGTCATCGGAACGCGGTGAATGATGCGCTCGCATTCGCTCATGACGGAGCTGCCCCAGTAAGGGATATACAAGTTGTCTGGCAGCACCAAAGCGCTTACCATGCGGCCCTTGTTTTCGTCGTAGTAGACCTTCTTAAAGGTTGAGCCGCCGTAGCCGGTGTAGAACAGGAGCTGATCAAAGTCAGGGGTGTACTCTTCCATCACCGAAGTGATTTGATAGTTCATGAAGTCACGTACGCGGTCGGCCTGCATGAGCTTCTCGCGTGTTTCCTTGCCTAGCACTTGCGTGCGTACAGGGCCTTCGGCAGGCAAAAGTTCCTTCAGTGCAGTGGACTGAAACTGGACAATGCTCTCGGTCAACAAAGGATGGCTCACGCCGCTTGCACCCTTGAATGGCTTGGTACGCTCTTCCATGGTGAAGCCCAAGAGCTTGATGCCCTTGCTGTACTGATCTTCCCAATCTTTACGTGAAGAACGGTCCGCATCAAACAGCAACATCAAGTCGCCGCTGATCTTGCCCAACACATCACTGTCAATAACATCGGCCAGATTGGCATCGAAGGGCACATCCTCATCGTCTTCTTTGCCGATATTTACCAGCAAATCGCCTGTCTCGGAATCAAATTGAATCTCGACATCAGGCAAATTCTCAGGTGCGTCTTGAGACTCAACTTCAATATCTATCCCTGCGTCGGGGTAGTCATTGCCTGTGATGCGTTTTTCGATGGGCATTTTGTGTCCTTAAATATATTTAGCAGTGCGGGGTTGACGTTCTACCATACCACCCGTTGCGCGGTGTTGTGGGCCAAAAAGACTTTCAGTCGCCTGTTCAAGAAGATTGTTGGTATCGCTCTGTTTACCTACTACGTATTGAGAACCGTCATTTAATCTAATGGCTTCTTTTCTAATTTCTTTAAAAGAATTTGTTAGATCCAATGCTTGCGACAAGGGTAGGTATTTTGACAGCCATACTGGAGAGCTTTTTGGAATTTCTGTCATTCCCAATTTATCAAGCGCATGGATCCCCCTAAAACCGCCATATTGCTTTTCAAGCAATTTAATTTGTTCTTGAATAGCAGGAAGTGCAGGATTGGTCAAAAAGTTTTCCGTGTCCCCTTTTTCTTTTACGTCGGTGATAGAGTATGTTGGGTTTCCATCCAAGCCTTTTCCTATTTCTTCTACACTAATTTGAGCTACAGGTCTTGCATTTTTTGATCCGGTAACTATTACATGCAGTTGGCTTTTTCCACTTCCGTAGCTTAAAGCATACTGTTCTTGTGCCGTGCACCACCCCCCATCACATCCCGCATCAGTAATTAAGGCCTTGAATTCCGGATGATTTACTGGATCGGGAAGTGCAACACCCATGTACTCTCCATCTTGCAAAGAATTTCTTGTCAGTCGTGGGTCTTCACGCAAAGCTGACGTAGCCATGCGTGGCCGAGTCTCATCTTCCCATCTTGTAAATCGAGCTACACGATTAGACGCTTCTGCAAGATTAAACCTTGGTAGAAGATCATCGGGAAGACTAAATTCTTTAGGCACCACAGCAGGGGGTTGTCCATATGCGGAGTACTCAGGCCCTATCTGTCGAATCCTCAACATTTCTTTACGCAACTCAGAAAGCTTTAATCTTTTATCTGCCATCGAAGCAAGTTCGCTGGCCCGTTTTTCAGGCTCGGTTTCTAAAAACTTTACTAAACTTGGTGGAATTTGAGACTCGCGCCCAATGTCTTGTATTTGTACAGGATAAACAGCCTTGTCTATAGTATTCTCAACGCGTTTTCCATATGGTGTTTTTGCTTCACCTTCAACAGAAAAACCTTCTGTCTTTCGTTTTTCTTGTACGTAGGTATCTTTCTTTTTTTCTATTGCAGCGCTTTCATCCGCTCTTGGGCCTTTTTTTGGTTCAAAGTGCAGTAGCTTGCCCTGATCTGCTGCCCTTACAAGTTGATCTTCTGGCGTTGCAAAATCTTTACGAAAGTAACTGGGGACAGCTTTATTAAACCAACCGCTTAAGATTGGATCGTCTTTTAAAGCTATCCTGTCTCTATAGTCTGTTATTCCGTATTTAACAAAATACTCGGGCTCATCTATGGGCTTAATAAAGTTTTTGTACTCCTCTGTGCCCTGCAATGCTCTTTCATCAAAATAATTAATGTCTGGATATTTTTCCCTAAAAGCTTTTGCTTCTGCGTTATTCATTTCAGTAAGAAATGTATCGACTCCTGTATCGGGCCTTTTTGTCATAACAAAAGGGGTACCTTTATTTCGGACAGCATAAGCTACGCCCGCTGGACCAAGCGCTTGGTTGTACGCCTTGAAATCCTTGGCCAGCATCTCTGCGGCCTTGCCACCTTTAGCTGCTATTGGTCCGGGATTCATGATACTTGAGCCAAGCTCCCCCATCATGTAGAAGCCTGCGTCCCGGGGGTCGGTTGGAGGTGCTTGACGGATGCCTGCTTCTAATGCCAATCTCTTTAAATGCTCACTACCCAACATGGGTTCTTTGGAGCCTAAACCAAAAGGTGTCAGCACCATATTGCCTACATCTGCCACTCCCCCAACCAAGTTGTAAGGTGTTTCGGATACGCCCTGAGCAATAGCCCTAGCGTTACGCACCGCACCCATACCAATTGCCTTTGCCGCATCCAAAGCATCTGATGCCTTGAACTGCTTACCCTTTGTAAAAACATCCGACACAGAAGATGGTTCTGTACTAGGTGCGCCCATAGGGTCTTGAAAATATTCGCCAGTATCAGGAGAGCCATCTGCTCTGTATACCGGGCCGCCATCAGCACGGCCAAGAGGCATACGGTATTGCATTTGATACTGCCTGCTCTGGGGAAAATCTTTGACCTGAGAGGCATTAAAACTCAACTGCCCACCACCTACTGGGTGCTCATATCCAATCATTTGATTGACAGGATA